TGAAAGGCTGCTGCCAAAACATGTTGTTTCCAGCGCCGCCCATGTTCTGAGCAGCCATTTGCTGCTGCAACAGCCCAGGCACCTGACGTGCGGTGTCCAGAAAAGACTGGCGTGAGTTGCTTGCACCAAGCCGCCCGCCCTGTAGGCCTCCTGTCCATGCGCGATTCGCCAGCTTTAATGCTTGCTGGCGAAACGTGCGGTTATAAGCATTTCCGTTTTGCCGCGCGTTTCTTGCCGAGCGGCTTGCAACACGGTCGGCCAAAGACATAGTGCGACGTTCTTGTATTCGCCGCATCCGCTGCTGCCGGTTTCCTTTTAACACCCGGCGAGCAGCTAACTGCCCTGTTCGGCTTGCTGCGGCCGATCGAAGAGCACCTGCCAGTACCTGCCACATTTGCTATTGTCTCCTCGAAGCCCGCAACATGCTGGACATTCGCTTGTGCAGATACCTGGCGGTTGCTTCGTCCATGCAAATCGCCTCAAACATCTCGACTGGACGAGCCACTCCTCGCTTCAATTCTCCTACGGCTGCTTCGTATCCGTATCGGACAACGTCCGCTCCTCGGGCTCGGACTCGATTGGTGTTGAGGCAGAGTCCGACATATCGCTCGTAGTCGGTTTGCTCAATTTGGGTGACATCGCATCCGTAGTCGTAGGCGATTTCGGAGAACCTACGGTATTTTTTTTTAACTGCTCGATGTAATCCACGAACGACCGCAGGAGCCCCATCAGCTCCATGTGAGTCAGTCCAGTGCCGAGCGAAGAGTTGAACCGCGTCACCCCAAACACATCGCAGATTGCGTCCAGGCAGATTTCATAGGCCACTGAGTCACCCTGCTCGGCAAGAGCAGGATGCACGTCCCAGCGACACTTTTCGTGAGTCTCCAGCTTTAGCTGAAGTGCGAGCGGGTCTTCTCGCCGCAACCTGCTGCCGTCAAAAAAACGAAACAGCTTGCGGTTTGACTTTTTGAATAACCACGAAAACATTTTTACTCCCCCAAGCAAAAAGGTTACGGTGTGATTGGGTTGGGTTTGGTCGTGTAAGGACCAGGCGCGCCAGCAGGAGCCGAGTACGCGCCGTAGCTTGCATCCTCCAGAACACCTGCCCAGGCGTGTCCGCAAGGCGGGCGGTGGCATTCAAACGTGAATGACCATTCGGAGAATTTAGAACCCTCGGTAACTTCAATCGCTTGTACCGGGACAGCGCACCAGAAGTTCCGAACGTCTGAGGCTACCTCAGGCATGATGCAGAGCCGCATTGATCGGTTGGTCAGCAGGAATCCCCCGACGAGGCCTTGCGTTGTGAATCCGTTGGAGTCCAGGATGCCGCGCTTTCGGATAACGTCGATCGAGGCGGGAGTGAACGTGCTGAGCGTGAACGAAACGATGACGATTTCGCCCAGGTACTGCTTTTCGATGGGAGGCCCCTGGCCACCACCGTTCCGGTCTCCATGCACGTCAACGTAAAACGGGTGGTTCTGGTATCGAACCCCGTCCGTCGAGATTCCCAGGTCCACCAACGCGGTGTTGTATGGAGCTGCAAACGCGATCCGATGAGCTCCCGTCCGGTATGGCGTATGACAAGGGAGCGAGTAAGAGTACGGCATGGTTCATCCCCAGGTGCGATAAGACACAAAACAGGGTGGGCGACCAATAAAGACCGCCCACCCTGGTTGCGAAAGGAAGACTAGGCAGTCACGTTTTCAAATTTGAAGCAGCTTGCCGGAGCGATGATTCCGCAGAACTGGTCGTTCACGACGTGGCCGTCCATTCGGCGGTTCTTCGGGTCGTTCTGAGTCTCCACGGTCATGTCTTCGTAGAGGAAGACCATCGCAGAGCTGAAGGAAGGACCGCTGTTGGCCTTGGCCATCAGACCGCCTGGTCGGCTGACCAGGTACACCACGTTGTCCGCGCAGACGTAGCTGCGGGTCGGAGTGGAGGCACCTCGGCGGCTGGTCACCATTACGGTGTCTTCAACCACAATCGGGATGCCGTACAGCAGGGTCGGGAGCCCGAATTCGGAGTAATCCGGCAGGTCACCCTTCCAGTGCTTCAACGCGTCAGTCGAATGCTTGATCGCATCGACCATTTCCTGGCATTCACCGATCTTGCGAGCGGTGTAGGGGTTCATGACGAGCCGCATGTCGGCCTTGTTCTTCACGACACCGAGGGTGTCCTTCAGAATCAGGTCGCGGGCGTGGTTGATGCTCTTCTTGATGTCCATCCGAGCAGTGGTGCTCAAATCCCAGCGGCCGGATACGCCAGAAATCGAGGTGACGTCAACACGGTGGCCAGTGTCCCAGTTCGAGTTGGTCTCGAAGGCCAGGTGCATTTGGCGAGTCCGGCCTGTCATCGCCTGCTGAGCGTGATTGGCCGCTTCGACAGCCTTCACGTCCCAGCCGGCTTGCTCGACAGCCTTTTGGCCAAGGCGGAACGGGAAGTCATACCGCTGAGTGCGGTAGTCTGCCCAGGCCACGGTCTCCAGGCCGTCGTTGTGATTCGGTCGGTCTGCACCGTCCGGCCAAACAAATTCATCCAGGGTTCCACCAACGAGACGACCAGCCTGTTCGGCAGTCATTCGCAGGTAGTATCCAGAGTCCTTTTTGACTTCCCGATACTGAGCATACCGGGCCAAGGGGAAGTCCTTGGGGTTGCGGCTGTATTGGGTGATCAAGTAGCCAGTGGCCGCATGGTCCTTGATGTAGGTGTTCGAATTGCCTGGGAAAAAAGGTGCGCCAACGGGCATTGTTGATTTCCTCAAAAATGCGACCGCAGGAAGCGCGAACCTTCTGTAACTCAGAACCAGCGGGGAAGCGCTGATTCAACAGAGCGGTTAGCAATCGTCTGGCGTGGGGTGAGACCAAAAGGCTCGCGCCACCTGCTTGTCTTGTTTTTCAGATCCTTGAAACTAAACGGAATATTCAGTTGCCTATACAGCCAACAGATTCACTACGGAGCAACGCCCTGTTCGAGAATCACTTTCACCAGCTGGTTTGCAGCGCCAGCGCCCGCACGGGCGATGGCGGAGTATTTGTCATTGGACGAACAGGCAACTGCCTTGCCAGCAGCATCAGGCTTGAGATACTGTCCGGCCTGAACGGCAGCGCCGGCCAGAACCTCGCAGGTCTCGCCAAGACCAAAAACCCGACAGGCGTTTCCGGTCGTAGCGGCTGGCCCTAGAGAACCGCCTGGCAATACTGGATCTTGAGGTGCGTAGTCGCTGACTCCAATTGCAAGGTCGCCCGCATCGCAAACTTCGATTTCGTGGTCGTTGTTCAGCAAGATATTGACGAAAACAGAAACGGGAATGTCTTCGCTTGCTACATAAGAAGGAGCAGAGTGGCTCATGATTTAAAACTTTCAAAAACAGTGTGAGTTTCAGGTTTTGGTTGACGACTCGTTGCTATCGCCTAGCTTTTGCGTTGGCGAGCCATGCCGAGAGCAGTGTCCCAGTCGATCCAATCGCCCTGGTTCACCTTTTCGTTGAAAATATCCTGAGCAGCCTGGCACTCGGCGGCAAATCGCTCCGTGTCTTTTTCGGTCATCGGGAGCTCGCCTTGAGGGATTCGAGCACCGCCAAGCGCTTCAGCTCGAGCACCGAACTTTTCAAGCGAGGCCAGGTGCTTGTCGAAGTCCTTGTCAGTCATGGCCGAGCCGGCCGAATAAAGGCACTTTTCGAGCTCTTCGTCGCAGTCGATGATGCTGTACCGATTTGACAACGTCTCAAGCTGAGCACGACGACGAACGTCAGCAGCGTTGCGATGCTCGGCCTGCATGACGGCAGTCATCTTGTTGATGGTCTTCATTTGCTGGGCGACCGTGGTCTCCAGCTGACCGATGCGAGCTTGGTAGCGGTCAACGTTGACGTGCCGCTGAGCAGAGTAAGGCTGATTCATGTTTTCCTCGTCGTCTTCCTCGTCTCCCGGTTCGGGCAACGCTTCGTAATTTTCTTCGTCCTGACCACCAAGGCCCGGATCTCCAGCACCAGGAGCACCAAGACCGCCGGCTGCACCCGGACCTGCGGCAGGCGGAGCAGCCAATACGGAATCGCCACCACCAGCCGGAGGGGCTGCGCCGAGAGCGCCGCCCGGACCGGCCATCGGGTCTTGATTGCCGCCCATGCCCGCGCCTTGAGTCAGGAACTGAGGCATGGAGCGGATGAATTGTATTTCAGGCATCTGCTCAATTGCGGCAACAATTGCGGCAATGTCCTGGTCGCTGATGTTGTTCGGGCCCATTGTGTCCTCTTGTTGTGTTTGCGGTGGCACGCTGTCACCATAGACAGCCTTTTCCACCTGGTTATTGCCTGGAACGTGCGTATTACTGCCGCCCGGGGAGTAGGCCGGAGCGACGACTGAGTACCGCTCAACCTCGGCTTCAGTCGAGGAGTCGTACTTTGCCGGCATGGCCAGCCGAGGAGCTTTCGCGCCGAGCGCAGCAATCGGGTCAAACCACCTCTGTCCGGTGCTTCGGAGAGTATTCAGTTCGATGCTTCGGCGGGGAGCTGACTGAATGTCATTAATCCGGTCCCTGCGGTGGTATTCATCGCCAAAGATCGCAAAGACTGGTTTCTCGTGACCGATCATGCCGAGGCGATATGGACCGGCGAATCCGATAACGTCAGGGTCTTTCGCGGCGTAATGATCGGAAGTGTGCCCGAGGGTGATTGCCTGGAAGTTCTCTCGGTCCAGGATTTGTGAGTTGTTTTCCTGGAGAATCTGAATCAGGTCGTTCACGCCTACGCGTTTGACATTGCCGCTCGGTTCGACTTTGTCGTGCTCGGCAAAATGGCAATGCGCCGGGCTAAATTCGTAACGGTCGGTCGGAAACTTTTGGCTTGCAATCTGGCGAGCTCGGCTGGGCCCGCTGCTTTGGTCCCATGAATTCCAGACCATTTGATTTCGTCGGTGAAAATCCTGCACCTGCGGCATCAGCTCTCGATGAGCCCTCACCGTGAATGCATATTCGTTTTCGCCAGGTCGTGGAGTAATTTGCATTTCGTTGGCTTTTTGGCCTTGGCAAAAAAAAAGAACCGCACAAGCCTGAGCTCGCACGGTTCTGTTGTTCAGTCACCGAAAAATGTTTCAAAGAGCCTGCGGACCCTGCGGAAGCACCGTTGTTCGGTTGCATTTTTCCGCGTCGATTGGCTCGTTGCCGAAAATCGTACTAATCAATCAGCGAATGTCAACTGACACTTTCCTGGTCCGGTCGGATGACACCTTGAACAGTGTCAAATTGCCGGATTGATACTGAAGCTCCAGTGTAACTGCCCCGAAAAACCGATGCCTGGTCGCTCGCAGCTGGTGCTCAACCTCCATGAGAAGGTCTTGCCAGGCCTGATCGAGCGGGTTTGGTGGCTCACGATTTTCCGCTTCCATTACTCTTTTGCTTTCACCATTCCCGAAGCAACCAAAGCGCTTGCCCGGTCAAGGCCAGCGACATTTGCTGCGACAGCTTTTTGGTATTCAGCGACCGAATTGATCTTGAGCGAATCAAACTCGGCATCGACAGCCTTCAGGTATTTGGACCAATCAGTCGTCAGGTCTTTTCGGTTAAAGAAAACCTTTGCCCGAACGGTCTGCACCGAAATCACAGCATCAGGAAGGTCTTTGGCTTTCTTGAAGTCGATAGCCCTCAGCCCATCGGCCAGGGCCTTTGCGGTGGCTGCGTCTCGAGTCGCCATCGCTTGCTGAAATGACACGTCCTCAAGCTTTGATAGACTGGGCGAGGTGTCTGGTGGTGTTGGGACAGGATTACTTCCCCCACCGTCAACGAGAGGTATCGTTACAAGCAGCCAGACCGGCCGAGACTTGGAGGCACGAACCGATACATTGAACTTGTCTCCTGGATTACCAGGAATCAGGTATTCGCCTGGCCGAAACTGCTCAATCACCATCGGGGGAAAAGGCGTCCGCTCAGGAAAAACCTCGATGTAATCGCTGTCCTGGTTGGTAACCCGGACTTTGGCGGCGTACTTCGTTCCTGGGTAAATCCCCTCGGCAACGATAATTACACCCTGGTCCTGCTTGATCACCTCGGCAGAGGATGCCTGCTGATAGGTAACCACGGAAACAGCAACGTCAAGCTGCTCTTGACCCAGGCAGGAACTGGCAAGGAGCAGCAGGACAACAAAAATGGTTTGCGGTTTCAATGGCCACCCCCTACTTCACACAGGTGCCGTTGGCACAGTTGGCGGGGCGCTCGAGCACGCTGCGAAATCTCGGGGCCGACGTTACGGCTGGTCCTTTGGTTTGTTTTTGATCGTTGGCAAACCACGGAAGTTGTACTTGAGAAACCGTTCCGTGTTGTGATCCCAAGCCCTGTTCAGGTTGCCCTCCCAAACCTCCGGCACGGCCCACCCCGCAGCGTTTACCGAGCTGACCAAAAACAGCTTGGCTACGTGCCACAGAACCCAAAGCTGAGACGCCAGAAACAGGGCAGCGAGTGCGTACTTCCAAAACACGGCGAGCACAATTGCGCCCAGCAGATAGAGCCAGATTTTTAGACTCAAGAACCACCCCCTTTGCCGACACGGCAGCGGACGACGCTGCCCGAATCACTTTGGCCGAGGTGTTCTTCACCACTGACCGCACTCGGCCGCACTGGGCCGAGCTTTCACTGGGAATCGACAATCCCAGCACCAAAATCAACAAAACAGACAAGCATAGGTCTTTCATGATATTCCTTACACCCATTCAGGGTCAACCAAATACGACAAAATACGGTCAATAACGGGGTATCCGTTGCCGAATCGAGGGTCGAAGCCCGGTGCTCCGCGATCCTGAAGAAATCCCTCGTTCTTGAAAAATTCAAGCCACTGAACGTGTCCCTTCAAGTCTGGGAGCCCGTTTATTCGGCGTTTGTGAATAACAAGGGCCAGGAGGCCTGCCATCCATGGCGTGGCCATGCTGGTTCCACTCATCGCAACGAACCCCCCCCGGTGGCTCGCTGATATGATTTGTTCCCCTGGGCAGGCAACGTCCATTTGCTGCCCGCCAGAGCTGAAGTTTGCGATCTGCCCGTCAGACCTGGTAGCTCCGACGCAGAAACCGAGGTCATAGCGGGCCGGATAGCCAATCGTGTTACCTCGGCCAGAAAACCCGGAATTGCCGGCAGCACAGACGTCAATCGCCAGCCCTTTAGAATAGGCTTCGTTGATTACTGCCAAGTCGTCTTGGTCACCCTGGCCACCTCCAAGCGAACGGCTGGCAATGTCAGCGCCGTTCTCTGCCGCCCAAAGCAAGCCGGAGTTAATCCAGGTTGTCGAACCCGATCCGTTGTCTCCCAAGACCTTGGCGACCATCAAGGTAGCGCCAGGAGCAACACCAATACCGTCCGTTCCGAGAATCGTCCCGGCGCAATGTGTGCCATGGCCGTTTCGGTCGGTGACGTCTGTCGTGCCAGAGCCGGAGCTAGTGAAATTCCGAGCCAGAGCCGCTTTCGGGATGTTTGGATGGCTGGCAATCCCGGTGTCGCAGACGCAAACCTTCACGCCTTCGCCAGTGATCCCCTGGTCCCAGATTGGCTGGAACAACTTTTTGTCAATCGACCAGACCACCGGCGCATTTGCCGTTTGAACTACGTAATCGCTGCGAATGTCGTCAGGAATCGAGAACCAACGGTCAGACATACCACCCTCGAAAGAAGACACGGCCAGGCCGAGACCTGGCCGCGCAGTGAGACTAAGACTTCAGAACGCCGATTGCCCGCAGGAATTCAATAACAACCCGCAAGGTCTCGGGGTTTGCCAGCAACCACTTGATCAACTCGACCAAGCCGCCAGCTCGACCGGCAAAGATTCCGCTTGCTTCCAAGTCGGACTGGGTCACGACGTTGTTTCCGTCGTCTCCCCAGATTTCCTTCACCAGGTCAATGAACTCCTTGATGTTGGCCAGCAAGTCATTCAGCAATTGCGGATTCGCCAGAACCACCTGAGCCGCAATCAAGATCAATTTCCAGAACACTGATCACCAACCTTTCTTGGTAGAACCTCGTTCGCCTTCACGTCCGCAGACGCCTCAAAACGGTCGATATTCTAAAGGCTATCGCAGCTAAAGCAAATCGACTACGAAGCAAAAAGGTGGCCTTTGAGCTGATCGACTCGCAAATTCCGGTTCACAATCGTCGATTCGGTCGTCTCTTGCATTTCAAGCAAGCCTGCATCCAACTGGGCGGTCAAGGTAAACACGTCCTTTCCAGCCGACAGAAAGTCAAGCGCCACCTGGCACTCCTGGAGCAGACGTTGCCGCTCCTCAGCGTGACTGCCGAGCCTGCGGCCCATCAGCATCGCCATCGCCAGCGTACAGACAATCCGCTTGGCGTATTCCAGGCTCTCGGCCGTCAGGTTGTTCAAGTCTTCGTGTCGGTATCGACCACCAAATTGCACGGCAGCCAGAAACCGACCTTTCGCATCAGAAATTGCGGTGGTCACATTCGGATGAATTGCGGCATCCGCCCGGCTGATTGGAGCAGCCCGCTCATCGACCGCCAAACGGGCAATCGAGTCAGGGTCAAAACGAGACATCAAATCAGCCCCGCTGATGTTGAATCCGGTAACGGGCGTGACCTGGGAACCGACGATTGTCGTCATTATGGCACCGTGATCGAGGTTGGGTTGGTGAAGTTGTATCCGGCAAGCTGCGTCCAGACGTAGTAGTTTCCTGCGTCGAGCATGAACGTAACCTGGCCAAACGAATTGGTGGACAGAGTCCCCGCCACGACATTTGTTCCGGCAGAATCGGTCGTGACCCACACCTCAACGCCATCAAGCGGGGACGCGCCGTTAGTGATCGTGATCGTTTTGGCGATTGCTCCGGAGCCGCCAGCGCCTAGCAGGCTATTGGCATCGACCAGGCCCGGGGAGGTGAATGTTAGTTGGTCTGTTTTTGCTTTCACGGACTGGGCCAGCCATCCGAACGTACCATTAGAATTTTGACCAGCTGTCGCTTCAGACCATACGCTGTCGGCCGACCTGCCGGCGATTACCGCGACAGCGACATCCCAATTATTATCATCAGTCTCAATGCTGCCTGCTATTTCAGCTGAAATGACACTGGCAAAATTCACGAACTGAGAGAAAAAGGCATCGTAGGTATCTGAGTTTACGACCTGAAACCTTGAGGGGGGCATCGCGTGATTTGAATTGCCGCTACTGATTGTTAGTAGCCCAATCGAACCGGTGTTTCCCGTGGATAAGGCAATTGTATAGTGTCCGTTGTGCGAATGCGTGGCGGTAGCAGGCGATGCGAGCGTCGATGTCGTGCCGCCTGCGGTAATCCGAAAGTCACCAATGACCGCACTCGTGACAGCCAGCCCGCCCGAATCCAAAACCGGACCAACAATCACGGTAGCCACCGTCGCAATTTTCAAAACTTGCATTTTTACGCTCCTGCACAAATAAGTCGGCGACGACGCGATCCGCCGGTCAGTGTTCCGCTTGCGGACAAACTAGTCAAGTCGAGCGTCTCTGAAACTGTTCCTGTCAGTCCTTGGGCAAGCGAGCCGGAACCCGCAAGACCAGCACCCCCAAGCGTTCTGTTGACGGTTCCGCCCGCGCCTGCTGTCAAAATGCCGCCGCTAATAATCGTTGCAGTTGCCAGCGCTCGATTAAGCTGAGCGCTTAGACCCGGCGAGATCGCAGCGGAGCTGCTGAGAGTTGCGGCAGAAAGCGATCCTAACCCGTTACCTGATATGCCAGGTGCCAGAATTCCGCTTGAGATTACAGTGTCATTTGTTAGCGTCTTGACAACTTGGCCACTTGGACCCGAGGCGAGCGATCCAGACGATGCAAGGGTCGCCGCTCCGAGCGTCTTAATGACCGAGCCGCTTAACCCAGACGCAAGCGATCCCGTGGCGGATAGCGTTGCAATTCCGAGGGTTTTGGAAACAGCGCCTGTTTCGCCCAAAGAAGGACGAACATAATACGATGTTCCATCGGGACGAAAGTAAAAACTGGTGCCGTCAGGGCGAATGTAAACATTCGACGGTCGAACGATGCCAGTTGCCGCTGCGGTCAATCCGCCAAGCGTCTGCGAAAGCTGTGCGCCTCCAGTGCTTGATTGATTAAAAAGCAGCAGAAGGCTCATCGGTCAACTTTCTACAGGTGTCGCAACTGACTCAGCGTCGTCTCAGTCGTCTCGATTTCGGTCGCCATTTGCTCGGCACGTTCCAGGTCGCCCAACTGCTCCGCACTCGTTTTCAATTGGCTCAGATTGGCAATTCGCCGTTCCAGAATGGCGATAATTTGAGTCACTGTCATTAAATCACCATTTGGCGAAGGTGGATGGTGGACGTATTAAGAACCATGTGGATGTAGTCGATTTCGGTCGCCCCGTCCTTGTAGGTAACGTCGAAAGCTGTGTCACCAACAATAGCCGCTCCTTGCGGGTAAAGCATTGTGCTCCAACCGTCCATCGAGGACTGAGCTAAGTCAAACCGGAACCAACGACCAGTCGCTTCTTTTGCGACGTAAATTGCGTCTTTGCTGTACACATATTTTGTCCCGGTCGAAAACGTCTCCACTGCCGGTGAGTAAGTAAGTGATGCCCAAGTGTTGGCGGCAATGTCGTAGCGGTCGAGTGCTGCCGAACCACCACCACGGAAAGAAAAAATGTAGCGACCGTTTAGAATCGCGTTCTCATTCTTCCAATCGGAAGCACTGACGCTGTGAACCCAGTGTCCCGACATTCCTGCGCCAGGGGCACCAGCCCGAGCCAAGCCGGGAGACAGAGTTGTCCAAGAGTTGCCGCTGATTGAATATCGGTAGAGCGTGACCGCACCATTGCCCATGAGGTAAATGAAGTCGTCATTTCCCTCTAAGCTGTATTGACTGGTCGCGTCCGGTGTCACGGTCCATGCACTGCCGACTGTAATCACGGTGCCAGTATTCGAGGCAACGGTACGAATTTGCCCCGCGCCGGTGCCTGCCGTGATGCGAATTTGACAATTTGCCCACTGGTTGGTCGCCCAGGCTTTGGCCGAATTGGTCAGCGTCGTACTGGCACCTGCCGTTGCCGTTCCAGTGGCGAAGGACTTGAACCCAGCGTCAATCCAAGCAGGAGTTGACAACAGTTTTCCATCTGTCGCCAGTGATGCTGGCATACCGGTTTGGGACAACGTGGTCCAAGTGTTCGTGGCGTAACAGTATTTGCGGAAAGAACCAGCCGAGATTGATGCCGCCCCAGTTACAAAGAACACCGGTGTCTTGAGACGAAACTGCGAGGTTGCATCAAATGCCACCGCTTCTGCGTCAGTAAACGTAATGACAGAGTTTAACCCGATGGTATTCGAGGCAATCGTCTTGAGTTTGCCCGCATTGGTGCCGCCGACAAAATACACCGAGTAGCCTCGCAAGTCGCGGGCGAGCGTTTGATTGGTCGTGATTGAGGTCGTGGTCCCGGCAGTCGCCGTGAGAAACGATGCGCCAACAGTCGTTCCAGTGGAGAACGAAACGGCAACTCCACACGCACCACCACCGAATGTTCCCGAAAGGGCAGGAGAGGGCAAATTCACCCAACCATCTTCGTTGGGATTGTAAAGCAGCGCGCCAGTGTTGCCGGAAATTAGCAACTGTTGCTGCCGGTAATGCCGCGACGACACGATGAATTGACCTGCTGCCGGCGACAGCGGTGCAGGTGCCACCATTTCCCAGCGTTTCAGGTCCAGAATCTTGCGGTTGCCGTTTGTAGTTGCCATTGCGTCCTCTTAGGTCACGGAAATGTTTCGTCGAAGATTGTCGGCTTGCAAGTGCATCAAAGCCGGAATTTGGTCGTTGCTCGCAAACCCGCCCATCTGCGTTTGGTTGGTCAAGCTAGTTAGGGTCGTCACAGTTCCAAGTGTTTGACCCGCGTTCAGCGAGACAGTCGCCTGCAAGTTGGCGGCAGTCGGGTTTTCGGCCAGCATCCTTGTTCGGCCAGTTACATCGACCGTCGCCAACCCGATGCTTCGCGTCAGCGATTGCACTGCTTGACGCAATGCCTCAATCGCCTCCATCAATTCGCCCACACCTTGCACGGGCAAACCGTTGACGGTCGATACGTCGCCATCGTTGATGCCGTTGGCACCATGAATCAGCTTGATTCGCTGAAACTGTGCGCCGCCGATTTCATCCGTAGCGATGACTTCTGAAGCACCGGGAAGCGTGACATTATCGGCCATGACTAGGCATTTCCATCGGTAAGGGTGAAGGTGTTCACGGTAAAACTTTGCCCAGCAGTGAACGAAGTCGAGCTGACTTCCATATCACCTCCGCCACCCGTGGCCGTCACCGTGCCCTGCAAAAAGCAGGTAGTTCCGTCCTTGGTGGCTTGGGAGTTATAGACTCGAAAATGGGCAGCGGTCCCGGTGTTGTCGGCACTCAGGTCTTGCCAAGTGCCGTTGATCGCCTTACTGCCGCTCGATGCCGCCGCCATCCAGTCAGACGGCAGGTTAATTGTCGCTAGAATCGTTCCGCTGCTGGCCGCTGCGCAGTTTGCCGGGGCCGAACCCGAACGAATCTCCAGCGAGCAGCTTGTGCCGTTGGTCGATTCGATGGTGTCGAGCCGAGCGTTACGGGTTGCGACGTTGAATTGGATTGCCATCTTTTTACCTGTTTGATTTCTTGTTGGTTGAAATTAAACCTAATTCGGCACGGCAGAATCCAAGCTGCCGTCTGCCTTGAAGGTCAACGTGTACGGGGGCAGCAGGTCCGATTCGGTAATCAGTTCCGGCTTGCCCATCAGTTGTGCGGCTTGAATCAGCATTTGCACCCGCAGGTAAGCGAGCATGAAAAAGGCTTGTGCCTT